GGATACACGTTTTGCTTTAGCATCATCTCTGTAAGATACGGCATCAATGCTCGCATCAAAGAACCTTTTTCTATTCCAATTACTTGTATGTCGTATAATTGGACATGCCTTAGGATTCTCTCGCATACCTCTTTGATATCCCACCTTCCTGCATCAACCTTGTCAACCCACCATTTATTGTCATCCCCTACTTTGACAATGGCTATTGATGTTTGATCTAAATACTTCTTTTTATTACTTGCTTGAGCAGATACGTTTTCAAAACCTGCAAGGTCAACCCCCATATAGTAAGTTCCATGCTCAGGTTCCTCGTCCTTATCTCTTATCAGTACCCAATCTTCTTTAAATATATCTGACTGTGGTGCTTCAAAACTAGCCATAAACTCCTGTCTAAACGCAAACGTAGACATTGTGCTCTTAGCTACTTCAATCTCTTCTTTATCTAGTAATGGATTATCAAAACTAGTAAAGTGCCAACTCTTCCAATCCTTTGCTTCTGGTCTATTACTCTGACCTAGCTTATAGATATCATAGAAGTGGTTACGCCCTTTCGGTGTACCTATAAATACTGCATGACCCTTTAAGTCAGCTAGTGCTGGTCTTAAAATCTGCTCAAACACAGTGGGCTTAATATCTGCGTACTCATCTAGTACAACAAACTTTAATGCCACACCTCGCATCGTCTCAGGTCTGTCAGCACCCTTAAGTGATATGACAGAACCATTAACTAATGTGATCTGCATGTTGTTTACATGACTGTTTGTTATTACTGGGTGTGCCAGTTCTAACAACTGTTGCCACATAATGTCCCTAGCTTGCTGCTGCGTAGGGGCTATATACCACACATGACCCTTTTTAGCTTCTAAGGCAGAGACAATCAACCTCCATGCTGCTAAACGACTCTTACCTGTCCTACGTCCTGCTGCTATGACCTTGAATCGAGACCCATCTGTCCAAACCTCCTGTTGCCAGGGTAGAAGTTTAATCTTCAGATCGGACATCTATGGTCTCATATTCAACATCTTGATAATCCTGTCCCTCTTCCTCTGTCTGATCCACAATCGCCTTTGCATCCCCAACCATCGAAATCTGAATAGATACATTACCACGTCTAGCATCCTTGTCCTTTTCAAAGTATGAGACTGGTAACATTCTGTCCATACACATTTTAAGACAAGCTATCTGGTCTTTATCGTCATCATCCATCGCCTTCTTGAGAACAGTATTTATAACTGTCTCACCACTGGTAGTAAGCAACCTAGCATAGAATTCTTTTATCCTAGCTGCTTCACCAGGGGGTCTACCGACAACACCTCGCTTCTTCTTGGCTTCAACCTCAGTCTTTCTGGGTCTACCACGCCCTCTTTTCTTAGGGACACTATCTTTTTCAGACAAATGTTTATCCTCTATATAAATCTATGTAATGTAAGAAGTATCATGACGAGAATTATCGATCATAGTATCTCTTAGTCTACATAATGGGGTGTATTATAACATATTTTACATACTTTGTCAAGTATTTTTTAGTAGGCAACACTAAATAGCTCTAAATGGACACTTTCCAGGTACTTTATCCTTCTAATCTCAAGTATTGTCTAGCCTGGTTAGTCTTATTTCACCCTTTTTTGTGTCTATTAGGGTGTTAATAATATTGTACTCTGGAGAACTACCTATCCCCCTATGCAAAGTTATCCACAAGTTACTAACAAGTTATCCACAGCCCAAAATGGTGCATAAAGTTATCCACAATCTATCCACAACTTATACATGCACCAAAGTAGTGCATTAGAGTTATCCACAAAGAGTCCACAGGATATCCACAGGCAATATATTTCAATGGGGGAGTGAATGTGTTTGTTAAGCAGCCTCATAGAGAAACTTTATTACACAAATGACTTGACAATTAACGCAGTATGTGGTAAATTAAAAATAACCAGGGGATTGTCTTGACACAAGGCTCCACTTATGTTACACAGGAATTACACAGATAAATAAAATGGAATAAATAAAGTGTTTTTATGTCGAAATAAATATAATAAAAATACTTGCATTTAGAATTTATTTAGGTATAATTAGAACTGTAGTAAGGCAGTAAACATTAATTAACCAGGAGAAAAAAATGCGTGAAGTCACTAGCGAAATAACAGACATTACAGTAGAGAAAAATCGAGTTGGCAACTGGGATTGTATTTACTATATTGTTGACTACCAATATGAACAAAATCCTCAAACTTATATTCAAGATTTTGAATTCGATACGAAAGAGGAAGCAGTGGCTGAAGCTAAGCGACTTTATGACGAATTCGTTACAGCAGGACACAGACCAAGATTGGTATTAGAGGGGCTGTAAAGCCTCTCTAACAGTATGATGAGATTAATTGGTAAACTACTGTTGTATTCGTTCCTGGTTTGTAGTGCATTTATGACTGGGTTGTTAATTTTAATGCTGTTGATCGCAGCTTACTTAGGAGTAGAATGGATATGGGTAAACTGGATATAATTTTATGGGTAGGGTTTGTAATTTACGTTTGGATCTGTTACTATCTAGTAGCAGGACTTTATGGACTATAACAAGGAGAAAGATATGATGACTACATTTGACAACGAGAAGAAGAGATCAATGAGAGGTAACATCAAACCATTTAGTAACCATATGCACGCTGTAACTGATAACCAAGGTAAGAACGCTTTATTGTCTTATCTTAAGCGTAACAAAATAGGATTTAGGAATGTCTCTAACGATAACAGGCATGGTATTGATGTGCTTACGTTAAACAACAACGATGAAGTTGTTATGGCTTGGGAAGTTGAGGTTAGAAACGGTGCCTGGAAAAATGATTATAACTTTCCGTTCCGTACGATCAACTGTATCGAAAGAAAAGAATACATGTGGAGGAAAGACGAAGAATTTACAAACAAAATACCATACAAGGTAGCTGATAACTGCAGTGTATATTATGTCCAGATGAATAAAAACTGTAAACGTGCAGTAATACTTGACAGTAAAACTATTTTAGAATATCCTCTGGTTCGTAGTTTTAATAAGTATGCAGAGCAACACAACATAGTAGAATATGTAAGACAAGTTCCATCTAAAGAAGCAGTACATGTTATTTTATAGGAGGTTAAAATGAGTAAGTGGGTTGTTATGGTTGACCATTCAGAATATGAATACTTCGACAGTGAGGAACATGCTGATGAGGTTGTCTGTGACCTGCGCCAGAGTCAAGAGTTTGGTGCAGCTTACAGGCAGGGTATCTATGATATTTATGTTAAGGAGATTGAGGAATGAAGATTAAAGATCAAACACCATTCCAGTGCGGTCAGGACGATGCGTTCTGGAATCGAGAGATGAATCCCAGGATGATTGAGGATGGTATCGAACACAAGCTAACCAGCATTGACATGATCTCTGATTATTTAGAAGGCTTTGCTGATTCCAATAAATTCTATGGAGTTAATAATGAACGTTGAACTATTAAACCACATGGGTGATGATCTCACCGTAGCCAACGCAGCTAGAGTCAGTTTCGATAAACATCATGAAAAACTCGATGACAATGATTACAAGCTGATTAAATACCTGGCTGAACACAATCACTGGTCTCCATTTGCACACTGTTTTGTTCAGTTCAGGATATCAGCACCTATATTCGTTGCTAGGCAGCTACAGAAGCACCAGGTGGGCTTAGCATGGAACGAAGTGTCTAGGAGGTATGTCAACTACGATCCTGAGTTCTGGAGTGCTGACAAGGGCTGGAGAGAGGCTACAGACGATAAGAAACAGGGATCAGGACGATTGTCTAACTTTCAACCAGACATGTATCGATCTCTTGACATTGTGAACAAGACTTGTCTCAATCATTACCGTCAAGCGTTGGATATGGGAATCTGTGAGGAGCAAGCTAGGGCGTTGCTGCCACAATCAATGTTGACAACCTGGATCTGGTCTGGTAGTCTGTATGCGTTCTCTAGGGTTTGTAACCTGAGAATATCGGATGATGCACAACAAGAAACAAAAGAAATTGCTCTAGGTATTGACAACGAGTGCAAAATGCTGTATCCTCTGTCATGGTCAGCTTTGAGACATAAATACTTTTAAGGAGAAAGAAATGAAATGTAAAGCGTGTGATGAAATCTTGACTGATTTCGAGGCAACAAGGCAGGTGCTTGAAACTGGTGAATATATCGAACTATGTAATAACTGTTTTGATCCAGTCGAGGAGCTAACATTGACACTCGATAGGATCGATCTAAAGCATGTCACCGATGAGAAACCAGGACTAGAATACGATCAGCTTGATGATATCGATCTACAGAACTTTGGAGTTAAAGATATTTACCACGACCAATAAGGAAAAGACATGACTGAAGCAGAAGCATTTTATTACGCCACTCTTAATGATTTTGTTAACTTACTTAAGACACATGACGAAAAAGAAGTGATGGAGACTGTTAGACACATGCAGCACCAGGATAAATTTATTGAGGAGGATCAGAACAATGGATGAATTATATGATGACAGTCAACAACAATTCTTTTCTGACACTGAAGAGGAAGCACACTTCTACTCAGTTATGACTGACTTCCTGGATCTGATGGATGCTTACTCACCACAGTTCGTGATGATGGTAATGTTCTCGATGATTAAAGAACGAGACGATTCAACACTAAGTAGTATTAATTAGATATATTATTAATAATAATCTAAATAAAACTATATAGTAGTATATCACATAAATAAGGATTTGTCAATATGGCAACGCAATTAAAATCACATCAACCATGTCCCGATTGCAACTCGTCTGATGCTTTGGCGATTTACGACTGGGGTACTAAGTGCTACTCCTGTGATACTGTCACCAAGAACGCTCAGGAAGCTCTACATTCAACGCAAAGGAGAAATATGACCCTGGTATCATCTAATCCATCTGAAGGGCTTACAAAGCCTCTGAGACACCCTGAGGACGGTGTTTTCAAAGGAGTATCTGAACGTAATATAACCAGAGCTACAATGGAGGCTTATGGTGTCCTCAATGACGATCAGTTCTGGTGGTTTCCATACACCGATAGTAGTGGCAAAATTGTGGCATACAAAAGGCGAAACTGTGGCGATAAACAATTCAGCACAACAGGTGAGTGGAAGCAAGCTCAGTTGTTTGGTCAAAACATGTTTGCCAAAGGTAGTAAGTATGTCACTCTTGTTGAGGGAGAATTCGATGCCTTAGCTGCATACCAGATGCTAGGTAGTAAGTTCCCAGTCTTGTCAATCAGAAACGGTGCTGCGAGTGCTGCTGCTGATGTCAGAGCTAACTACAAGTACCTCGATAGCTTTGAGAATGTTGTTGTCTTTATGGATAACGATGAGCAAGGTCAAGCTGCTGTTGAGGCTATCACCCAAGTGCTAGGTTCTAAAGTCAAAGTGTTCAAAGCAAGCCATGGCTACAAAGATGCTTGTGACTATTTGTCAAGAGACGCTGAGAAAGAGTTTATGGACTCCTGGTGGAGAGCAGAGCGTTATGTACCTGCTGGTATCGTCAGTGGCTCATCTCTGCGTGAGGAGGTTCTGAAGCGTCCTGAGGAGGCTAAAGTGCGTTACCCTTTCGGTAAGCTCGATGACTTGACTCTTGGGATCAGGGATACAGAACTTGTCACCATCACTGCTGGATCTGGTTTAGGTAAGTCACAGTTTGTTAGAGAGCTAGTATATAGCATCTTCAACCAAACCAATGACAACCTTGGTATCATGTTCCTTGAGGAAAGCACAGATCGCACAGCTAGATCACTCATGTCACTTGAACTTAACAAACCAATACACATACCAGGTACGGAGGTAACTGATGAAGAGCTTGAAGAGGCTTACAACACTTTGCTTAAAGACGATAGGATTTATTTCTACGATCACTTTGGATCTAATGACATTGATTCTATTGTTAATAATGTTAGATATTTTGCCAAAGCACTTAACTGTAAGTACGTTTTTCTCGACCACGTTTCCATTGTAGTTTCAGCGCAATCTAACAACGATGAACGTAAAGCAATTGATGAGATTATGACAAAACTCCGAATGTTAACTCAGGAGACAGGAATATCCCTCTTCTTGGTCAGTCACTTGAAACGCCCCGATGGTAAGGGTTTTGAGGATGGTGCTCAAGTCTCGATCTCAGCACTTCGGGGGTCTGGCTCTATTGCTCAATTATCCGATGTTGTTATCGGCTTGGAGCGTTCTAGCCAGCATCCTGATCCTCTGGAGCGAAACACTACAACGGTCAGAGTGTTAAAGAATCGATACTCTGGACAAGTTGGACCTGCTGGACGCTTGCTTTATGATCTAAATTATGGTAGAATGTGCCAGCGTTTAGATGAAGAGGAGGATAACGCTTTATGAACGTATTAGATTTGTTTAGTGGTATTGGTGGTTTTAGTCTAGGCTTAGAACGTGCTGGTATGAAAACTGTTGCTTTTTGTGAAACAGATAAACGTTGCCAGGAAGTTCTTAGAAAGCACTGGGCTAATGTACCGATATTTGATGATGTATCAACGTTGAAAGGAGAGGACATTGGAGAAACAGTTGACGTTATATGCGGAGGATTCCCCTGCCAAGACATCTCAGTTGCAGGAAAAGGAGCAGGACTTGAAGGAGAGCGTTCAGGACTCTGGTGGCAATTTCATAGACTCATCAAAGAAATCAAACCAAAGTATGCCATCATTGAAAATGTCTCAGCCCTTCGAAATAGAGGACTGGACCAAGTTCTCAGGTCACTCTCTGAGATCGGGTATGATTCGGAATGGCATTGTATCACCGCTTCCTCCATTGGTGCGCCTCACAGAAGGGATAGAGTCTGGATCATTTCCTACCCCAAGGGCGAGCGAGTACAAGGACTGTGGACCAGTGGGCAGCAAGAGTCACATACACATGAAGAAGAAACGGTATTTATGCGCTATCGTAAAAGATTCAGAAAAGCCTACTGGGAAGCTGAACCCTCAGTGGCTAGAGTGGTTGATGGGTTTTCCCGTAGGGTGGACAGAGTAAAGCAGTTAGGTAATGCAGTTGTTCCTCAGATACCAGAACTAATAGGTAGAGCGATATGTCAAGCTGGTTGATATTACTTATAGCGGTGGTATACTTGGTCATAGCAGTTGATCTTTTAATCCAGGGGCAGTCAGCATTAGCAATTACTTTTGTTGGTTTTTGTCTCGGTAACTTAGGGTTATATTTACAAACATGAGAAAGATAATTATTGACATAGAAACCGATAGCACTGCTAGTCAAATCTGGTGTGCTGTCACCAAAGACCTAGATGATAAGGAGACTAAGGTATGGACAGAAGCAAGAAAGTTACAAGAGTATCTACAACCCACAGATATATTGATTGGTCACAACGTGATAGGGTTCGATGCTCCAGTCCTAAAGAAGCATTGGAATTTGAATATCGACACGAACCAGTTACAAGATACGTTGGTCATGTCAAGACTACTCAATCCAGTAATGGAAGGCGGTCACAGTCTAAGAGCTTGGGGTCTAAGATTAGGCAATCAAAAAGAAGAGTTTACCGACTTCGATGGAGGCTTAACTGATGAGATGGTTGACTAC